TGCTATTTAAGAATTGACCATCTGAATCAACTACAGATCTCAAGTCGATGACATTTCGCAGTTGTACTGTATTACCTGCACTTGTTCTATATGAAGGAATTTTATCATAATCGACTTCACCGGTATAAGAATTAATACAGAAGAAATCACCTGTTGTGCCATGATCGAAATACTTATATCTTACAAAAACCGGTTTATTAGGCGCAGAAAGTCCTTCTTTACGAATTAATTTACCTAGGTCATAATAGTTATCTCTTTGTCCGTTATCGACGATATATGTAGTACTTAGATCTCCACCGTTTGAATCTGTTTCTCGTATACGCGTAACTTCAAAGATATCTGCTTTACCAAGTCTAATTTCTCCTGCTGAATCAGCTACTGTAATAGTTGTTTCTTTTAATTCTTTTGTTCTCGGAGTTGCATTTGCTTTGTTTACATAGACAATGAGATCCATGTTTGTTTCGTTAGCAGGTAAGTTCACAAGAGAAGCTGATTGCGTACCATTAGGTGTACCACTTACAAAGTTTACGCCTAGAAGAATGTCACTATCGCTCTTTGCAATAAGCCAATCATTTGAATTTGCAAATGTTTCGCCAGTTGCCGTAAGAGCTGGAACAGTTGATTGTCCTGATGAATTTGTATTTACACTTATTCTTCTTTGTGTTGTAAGAGTAATATCGTCAAAGGCTCGAGGTCTTGTTCTAGGAATGTCAAAAAGCAATGTATTCTTGGCAACATCTTCAAGACGTGTTTTACCAAGAGGACGATTTGGCTTAAAGTTATCAGTTGCAGAAGTACCAATAATAGCTGCATCTCTAAAGTTATTTGTACCATGCATGTCAATATCAAAAAGATAGAAGCGATAGAAATTAGTGTTACCGTCTCTAACAACTTGTCTTACTCTACAAGAGCCGATTTGCGTGCCTGATCCCCATGTGGTGTTGTTACGTATTTCTTGTTCTTCAAAAGTATTGATATTAGGTATACCTGAAGTATTGCCAGCAGAATCAACATCTACTAGTACGTATTGACCAAATGCTGCTGCAGTAACTTCATTTTCAATTTCTATTGTAGAGATTGGTTTTGGCACACGAAGTTTAGTAGGCATAAAATTGTGTGCTCTATATCCATCAACAACCGCCGTTCCATCACTAATATTTGCTATTAGATGGCTTTGTTCAGAATCATCTTCAAAAAATAGTTTATAAGTTTTTACAAGATAATCACCAGAATTTTCGTGTATTCTAGTCGCTACAAAGTCTCTTACGACTTCGTACGAATTACTTAAATCTACAACTCTATGAACTGCGCCCTCAACAACTGAAACAACAGGGATAAAGTTATCATCAGCTGTAATAGCGCTTTGAATGGCAAGAACAAGAGTAATTTTTAATCTGTCTGCACCAGGAGATGAAATGTTAGGTACTGCACCTTGATTATCATAAAGATCGTTGTCATCATCAACGTTAACAACTTGTTCTACAATCTTATATCCTACAATTTCTGTAGGATCATTAGTATATTTTGATACGATAACTGATTGTGATTCTGTAAATACGAAAAATCCTTTTGCATAATATATACCAGTACCAATTGACATACGAGTGCCGGTACCAACTGCAGGATCTGCATCAGTATTTGTAGTTTGTACTTTAAGAGATACAGAACCATTCGTTATAGTTTCATCTGCGGCAAATCTTACTGTAACTGTACCTGACTGAGAAGCCGGAGCATTTGTGTAAGCAACATAAATTGTAGCAGGATCAGATCCAGACGCAGTGACAACTTCAATAATTCTTGCAGTAACACCTGACGTATTACCGGTAAATGTTGTACCTACAATTGTACTTGTATTTGTTGGAAGACCGAGAGATGAAGTATCTAGTTTAACAAATTCATAACCTGTATTTAAGATTCTTTCACCAGACTTTACAACTCCACCTTCTTTAAATATATTAGAACCAAATCTTTTAATTTGTTCTTGAATAATAGTCTGCATCTGTGTAAGTTCACGAGCTTGCAGAGGACGACCACTGTTAAATAAAATTCTGTGATAATTATCACTGTCTGTAAAGTCATCTCTATATACGTTAGATAATGTCGATGAATTAAATAGAGTGGCCATTCTTTATATCCTTAGAATTGAATAATAACTTTGATGTCTTCATTTTGTGCTGTGCTTCGATCAACAGGAGTTCTATTATCTATAAACAATACTTCACCTGTTGAAGGTAAAACTTCAGGTAGTCTTGCTGCAGAATCAATTGTACCTTCACCTGCACCATTTGTTTCTTCGATTAACTCTCCGTTTTGAAAAGCTACAAACCCGGTTTGACTTGTTTGGTGATAGAAGAGAATATCAGAATCAACTTCGTCAATAAATGCTTCTGCTAAAGTCGTTGCTCCTCTAATAATCTTATCGGCTGTAAAGTTAGTAATAATTGCACTGAGCTTCATAGACTTCAATGCATTACCAGTTGTTTCACTAAAGATTGTGTTATCGCTTTTCTTAATATCACGAATCAATCCAACTTGTCTAAAGTCTTGATTTACGATAAAATCACTATCAGTTCCTTTTAATTCTGCATGGAACATAACCGATGCTGATTTTAGATCTTCTCGCGGATCGCGGCCAATACCAGAATCAGGACCAAGTACCGCTCGAGCAGCCGCGTTTAACGTAGCTCCACCACCATTAAATGTAATTGACGGGTTTGTATATCCAGAACCATGTCCTTTGATATCACTGTTAGTGCTATCATCCATACGAATGCGAACAACTTGCCCCGTAGCAGAATCAATGCTTATATTAAAAGTTGCACCATTTCCACTTGGATCTGTTAATGTCGCAGTTGGAACACTTGTATAACCTGCACCACCATTTGTTACAATAATACTTAATATCTCACCAGGCGTTGCGGCATTTTGTACGGCTGCTTGTTTTAACTGAATACCTGTTGAATTAGAATCAGTAGCACCTTGTAAAAGTGCTGGCATAAAGTTTGCAGATAAGAAATTATTTGCTCTTTCGGCACTAATTGTAAATAAGAACTTCCAAACGTATCCGTCAGATTCTCTACGAGAATCGAGGTTAGCGTGTGTAGGCTGTACAATTGAAGGAACAGCAGCACCTGTACCATCACGACCTGTTTCTAAACATACGTATACTTGCCGTGATTCATTCATTATATAATACGGCAATGTAGGATAACCGCCTTGTTGATCATCAAATTGTGAATATATTCTACCAGATGACCATGTATTTCGTGGAACAACAAGCGATGTTGCTTCAACTTTCTTTACAGACTGTAAGCTATTTCGAAATGCTTCAGTGGTGGTAGGAGTGTTTGTCGGTGTTGGTACTGTATCTGAAGAATCCCACTGTTCTGATCGGCCAATACCAATGTAATACTTACGCGTATCATTGGTAAATTGGTCAAAGAAATCCTGTGCAATTTGTCTTCTTAGTGCATCTGTTACAATCGCTGGCATTTTCTATGTCCTATTAAGTACTAATTTGTGCACCTAAATCGATGCGTCTGTAATATCCTGCTGTGCTATCGTATACTGCAAGACATGCTGCTCCTGCATCACCATCGGTGACAAAAATAAGATTACCGTGTGGCGTACCACTTGGTACACTTGAAACTGAGTAATTACGTAAATCAATTTCTACTGCTCTTGCCTTTACATAAGCTGAGTCAACCGTATCATTTACGGCTGCTGAATCAAAAGCTGTTCTAGGCAACGCAAACCAACCGATACTATCTTTAAAATTGAATGTATTGCTGCTGTCATTATAATGCATGGTTCCTTTTCCAACAGAACCGCTATTTGATGTATTATGACCTAGTTGTATGTAACCTGCAGGAGTATTAGAATCTCCAATTCTTATTTGAGGTGCGGTTTGACTAAAATGAATAAAATCAACACCATCAATTGTTTTGAAATTTATATTGGGAGATCTAACATTTACACCGCTTGAATCTACAATAGAATTTCCATTAAGATCCATCGAATTTGAAACTTGAATATTTGCTTGTATCGGTCTACCGAATGCAATATTTGTACCGTCATTCTTAATTGTTGTATCACCTAGATGGATAGTCGAACCACTAAGATACAAGTCTTTCCATTTACGAGCAGAATCCCCTAGATCAAATGTACTGTCAAGCGATGGTACTACACTACCTGCAATAGTTGCCAATTTATTATAAAGAGCTGAGTCAGTACCTGCATTCTGTCTTAATTGTACATAGGCACTATCAATTAATTGAATTGCATTAGTAGAATCAATTGAATTAGCTTGTATAAGAATTAAAGTCAATGCAGAATCTTGTGCGATACCTGCTTTTAAGGAAACATATGCCGAATCAACTGTAGAGTTAATAATACTAACTGTGGCGGCATTTACCACGGTTTGAATATTTGTATCTAGAACAAGAGTACCACTTGAATCCGGTAAATTAATTGTGTTATCTTTTGTAGGATTGATAACACCTAATGTAGTTTCAAATGAATCAGCAGTGCCTTCAAATATAATTTGATTACTGTCAAAGGTAACTCCTAAATTAGTACCGGTTGCGCCAGTAGTAATTTGCAGACTTCTTACATCACCGTATAGTTCTGTAAAATTATCATTTATTTTATTGCCAGCTGTACGTAGATCATCACCGGTCCCGTCATTACCGGTAGTTCCGACATTAATAATTTGCTTACCCATATTAAATCCTACAATTTGAATTAATGTTATTTATAATAGTTTTATAGGCCTTCGACAACATAGCTACCAATTGTTAGTTGACTTTGATCTGCAATATGACCATCATCAACATAAGGTACGCAGAATACTTCATATCGCCGTAGATCCATTGTTTCATACGTATTATCAAAGCTCATTGCAGACGCGCCTGCAGAATCTGCAGAATCATCAAACGTCAGACCGGCCATCGGGAACCCGCCCCATTCATCCAAATTACTATACCATGTTTCAAAGTATGCCATAGTTAATATGCTGTTGGCTGAATCGTAGAACAGTGGAGTACGTAGTGGATTCATACGCTGTGGACATCCATCAGAATCTCCACCATCATCAGGAATTAGTATTGTTGTATCTGCTTCAGGTCTAAAGTTAAATGCTGCGTTAGCAATAACTTTAAGTGTTGGATCTGGATCTGGATCTGATGACGCAGTTAAGATAGTTACATTGCCTTCACCTTCAAGTACTGTTTGTGCTCCTAAGAAAAATCCTGTAGGGTGTACAAATCTACGATAAAGCTGTTCCCAGGTGTTGAGAGATACAGGTGACTTAATCAGAATTGATAGTATCTGAAATAGTCTACCATCTGTAAGAACGAAGGCCTGTTCAGGTCCAATTGGATCAACACCGACTTTTAATATAGATTCTTTCGGAAATATTACTTCAATGTCTTCTTGAAAGAAAGCTCTAAAGAAACCATCTGCAGAATAAAGCGTACCTTTTACTCGAAAGAAGTTACCAAAATTTCTTAGTGCTTCTCTTGGAAACGTAAACTGAGTGTGTGATATACCTAACGCAAGCTCATCGAATACAAAATCAAGTCTTTTTAACGTAGCATCTTGTACGTCTCTTATTGTATTTAATTCAGCAACAGCACCACCGAAGTTATCATCCGAATCTAAGAATTCATAATATCCTTCAAGGAATTGTACTAAACTCGGATATGACTGTTGAAAATATTCAGGCAATACTTCTTGAACCAAACTTCTTCGAAGATTTGGATCAATTCTAAAATAATCTTTTGTTGTTTCAAAAGTCGTCATTAGATACTAACTTGTAAATTAGGTGTCTGTCTATCAATTTTTGCTGTCACTGAAGATCGTTCATCATCAAGTGCGAGTATATAATTTCTTAACGGCTCAATTTTTCCTGTATCTTGTGGCTCAATGTTTATTTTCATAAATGTTCTACCGCTAATAATTTGACTTGGGCTAAACCCAATAAATGTTACTTTACCTCTTGCCGGGTCATAAGATCCTACATTGTCAAGTAATACATTTCCTTCTAAGTCAAAAATTTGTAAAGTAGTTGATGATAATTTATTTTTAACTTGCGAAGGTATGCCGTTAAATTCAATAGTATCTGATTGAACTCTATGAAACACATCATCAGGTGTTGCAATAGGTACTGGAAAGTTTAGTGTAAAATTATTAGAGATATTTACTGTTATATCTTGCCTCATTTGTACTTTAAGATCAATATTATTAGATAGAATAGCTTTATCTAATGCGTCAATCTCTGTCTGAAGATTTGACTTTCTAAATACCTGACCAAAGTCTCTAAGAAAACTATTAAAGTAAGTTTTTATAAAGCTCATAATCTGATCTTCCATTGCTCCAAGAGTTGTACCTGTAAGACCGGGATCAAATTGGAAGTTGTCGTTAATCTCTAGGAAGACAAAGATAGGATCTACAAATTCAGGTTTTATTGACATGACCGCAAGATTTGTAGTATAATTAGCTACAATAGCATCTTTTACCGCCTGTTGTACCGAGCTTGAAGTACCTGCAGTAAAGTTGATTGATATGTAAACCTTACCATAATCAATAGGAATGTTTTCATCACCGCTCCACACAGACGCAGAAGAAACTTGTGGAAAGTTTGATTCAATCATAGCCTTATAGTCAAGAGAAGTAACAAGTCTCTGTTGACCGGCATATGCAATTGGTGCAAGTTGTCGTATAGATTCTATAGATTGTTTTTCACCACCACCACTTGATTCAGTATTTGTTACAATACTTAAAGAATATTCTACGCCATCTACTACAATCCCGCTTGTAGGTGTAAAGATAGTGCCATTATTTGCAAGAGGTCCTTTACATGAGAGATACTTAACTTCAACTTTTTCACCAGGTTCCGGTGATTTACCAAATGAAATACCATCTCCAAAGTTTAATTCATAAAATCCGTTCGGTGATTCATGTAAAGAGAAGTGTGTGGTATCTGCATTAACTGTAATAGCTTCACGAAGAGGAGTAAAAGTTGTAAAGTTTGACGAACTAGTTGATTCAAATACTTTGATATCTGCTGTAAGTGTATCAATTGTTTCATCTGGTATAATATAGATTTGTCTTTCTGTTTTTTCACCGACAATAAATGTTTTAGTTTTTTCAATTCCTTCAGAGATAGAAATAGCATCGCTACCAGCTGCGTTCTTGAATACATATAATCCTGTACCATCGTCACTTGCATTGATGGCTTCTCTTGTTCTAAACGTATATGTTACACCATCAATAGAACTTGAGAATTGTTTTCCTTTATCAATAGTTAATTTTGCTGGTCTACCTGTTACACTCGATAAGTTAACCGAAATATTGATCAACGCATTTGCAGCAGTACGAGATCTTGTCTCGTAACCTAGCATCTGTGCGTGTGATATAACAGAACCTCTTAACTGTGCGGTAGTAAGAAAAGATTCGTTGAGAGCAAAGTTTGCGGTCAATCCATTTAAATGTGTATTATATGCAAGAACATCAAGTACATTCGAAAGACCTGAAGCTTCGAAATCATAACTAGAAAATTCTGATTTACTTTTCAGATGGCTTTTTAGACTTTGCTTAATATTATTAAAATCTAGATCTGAGGATTTTACTGTACTTGTTGCCATTTATCTTAACCTTGTCAAAGTTAGATCAAGTACAACCAACTCAGATGTACTTAATACTTGAAATTCTACTGTAACGACTACTTCGTTTCGTGACGGATATACATTACCATCAACTCGTAGCACTTGAGCTCGAGGCTCATATAGATCTACACATTCAATTATTTTTTCTGCCAGTATATCAAAGTCTGTTTCAGTATCTAATTCAAAGAGAAAAGCACTTAAGTTTCCACCAAATCTCATATTAAATGGCTTTTCAGTATTATTTGTAAGTAAAAGATTTTTTACAGATTGCTTTACATCTGCTGCTTCAAGCTTCTTAAAAAGATCTCCAGACGGTTTCGGTGTAAATGTTAAATCAATGTCCGAATATGTCTGCTCTCTTGCAACAACAATTGATTTGGTTGCAAGATTACCGTCTTCAATAGAATATGCTTTACTTACTGCCATAGTGTTACTATTTATATCCTTTTACAAGCATTCAATAATTTCATTTGTACTTTGTACAAAGTTGTTAAATCTCGTTTCAATTGAATTATCAAATGTAGCTTTATAATCTGATCCTAGTTCAGGCATAATAAGGATAATTTGTGCGGTCAGTGTACCACCTTGTGGATTAAAGGTATCGTAACTTAATATCATCTTTTCAAATTGTAGTGAATCTTTCCACCAAGATGCAAGATCAAATGTTTTCTTCGGATCAATATTACCTGTTCTGTCATGCAATTCGTAAACAACACATCTGCCTCTTGATTTTAAATCATTGACACCAAGTGTTGTCATACCTTCATTTACATACTTACGATATATTCCTTCGGCAACCACAAGACGATGTTCACTATATACGTCATTGTCAACCATAATTGCTCTATTTGCATTTGCATTCAATAATAAATTTCTAGCAATTCTTACTTTCTGTGTATTATCGATTACATGATCGAATGTAACTGCATCACCGGATCCACCTAAAAATCTACCTACAACAATTCCTTGTGCTAGTTCAGTACGTGATGTAATAACTTTACCGTCAGGTTTATATTTAGAACTAATTGCAATTAAACGTTCTCCATCACGTACAGATCCTTTAAATCTTTTTGTTTCACCACCTGGATTTTTGCCGAGAACTTTTTTAGATTGTGCTCTACGTACTGTAGCTTCTCTTCCTTCAATACGATCTACATCATTTGGTGCAGCATTTGAGAATGAATGGTGCATAAGACCTTCAGATAATGCTGCTCCAATAAATGTTTCGTTTTGTTGATTCAGTGGATCTCTTAATTTTGATCTAACTTCTGCAGTCGTTAGTGTTCTATCTGAAACACCGCCATAATCTGCATCACGATTGATTTGATTGTAAAGTAAAGCTCCTGGATCGATCAACACTTCACGTACAGCATGTTCGTGATTTGCAAGGTAATCTGTAGCAAGTGAAGTTGTAAATTCTGTTGTGTTTACATTAGTTGCCGGTGTCAAGTCGACAGTAGCCTGTGCACTACCAGCGGATGCACCTAGTGCAGCCGTACCAGCAGTACCTGCCGTACTAGCATTTCCTGACAAGTTGCCATTGAATGTAGGTGCTTCCATTCCTACACTTGCGTGTACACTGTTTGATGCATGCATAGATGTAGAATTTACACGATCAATATGCGCCGTAGTTCCATAGTAAACAATCTGATCGCCACCTATTGTACCAACTGCACCAAATACAGATAAGTCATTAGCACCGATATTAATATCTGGAGAAGACATAACAGCTTGAGATTGAGATGTCATACGCAAAACATCTGTTGACAGATTCTCTAATACACCTTGTACAAGATTTGATTTATTACCTTTGACATAATACTCTTGATTTCCATGTACCAGTCTTGTTTCGTTCTGTGTAATTTGTGTACTGACATTACCGTTAATTAAAGATTGCACATTACCGTTTACGTCTTGTCGAATACCACCTTTTATATCTTCTAATTTATCACCGGCTACTGTGACATTAAAATCACCACCTACATCTAAATCAAAATTACCATCAACGCGTAGTTTAAGATTGCCGTGATACGCAATATCACCATCACCTTCGATGATTATCTTTTCATCACCTGCAGTAACACGTACGGTATTTTTAGAACTATATAAAAGAATTGTACCGTCAGGTTGGAATTCTAAACCAGTACCACTCTTATGTTTGATAAGAATCTTTTCACGACCAGGTGTATCGTCAAATTCAGTGACATGTCCACCGACTGTTCTTCGTACTTGATTGAAAGGATATTCAGCAGAAATTTGATCAAGTAATTCTAGATCAATACCTTTGTCACCACCACCATATGGTATTTTGTTTTCTTCAATACCACGTGCTTCAAGATTTGTAGACTGTTTTCCTGCATATTGTCGTAAAGGAAATTCGCCTTGAAAGTCTACAAATCCATCTTTAGGGCTTTTACTCGCAGGAATGTCTTCTAAATTATCTACTTCTGTCATTTATTTTCTCTCTTGCACATATTCATTTGTATCAGCACCAGCCATTAAATTTTCTCTATACTTGTCTGCATTAAATCCTGGTCCTAATTTACTAGTACCACCACCGTATGTAAAACCCAGTTCTTTTGAAATTATATCTGCTAATAATTCCATAGCAATATGTCCAGCACCCGGATGAGACCTTACTGCAGCTTCGGCAATCATTCTATAAGAATCCATTTGTTCAGAAGTAATACTTCGATTGCTTAAAAACTTAACATTCTTTTCTGCTGTAGTGCACGTATAACCAGCATCAAAACAAATAACAATAGCTCCCTTATATATTCTATTAATACTTTCTATAAACTTTGCTGTAGCACTGTTTGTTGGTGTGATTGGTGGCACTTCTGGCGCAACTTCAGTATTTAATATTCTATGAACTGATCCGTCTCTTAAAATAAGATAATGAGTATTTGCTGATTTACCATTTTTCTTAAGTGATGCTTCATTATATTTTTCTGCACTTTCTACTCTATTATCAGAGGTAGTCGCATTCCACCTTGCAATAAAAATACCAATTTCTCTTCTAGTTGCACCAAGTTCTAATTCTATTTCTTCTGAAGTATGTGCAGTAGTATAAACAAGTGTTGTAACTGGTCTATTCTTCGGCACACCTATTTCTTCTACAGGTGTAGATGGTTTAATATTGTCTGGAAGTGTTTCTGATTTTTTAACAGTCTCTGCAAGATTTGTAAACCCGCCTTTATTAACAATATCTGGTATCTGATCTACTGGTAATCCAGTAGCAGCAATATTAGAAGCTCCTGAAACAGAAGGTAGATTTGTATCTAAATCTTTAAATGCAGGAAAGCCTTTGGCTAAAGAAGCAATTGTGCCTTGAATATTTCCGAAGTCTACACCCATAGAACCGAATGGATTTTTTACGGAAAGATTTTCTTCTGTTAATCCAGTTTTGGTTTTCATTTTCTGAAGAAGATCTGAACCTGAAGCAAGAGGATCACCAGCTTTTACATTAAGAGAAGGTACATCTATCTTTGCTTTAATAGAACCGAATGGATTAGAAAGCTGTGCCATTTGATTTTCTGACATTGTTTTCTGTGCAGACACTACTTGAGCACCGACATTAGATGCAGATATATTTGCTATACCAGATGTGAGATTACCAGTAAGACTTGTAAATGTGGCAGAATCAATTCCAAGCTGCCTAAATTTTTCTTTTGTGGCAGGATCATTAGCCGCAATCTCAGCTTTTGTTTGTGCTTCTTCTATAGCTTCATTTATTTGACCTTCAGTAAGATTCAAGCCTTCCTTATTTGCTTTTCTTATACCTTCTAAATTTCCAGGTGTAAGTATCTTATTCACTACTGTTTGACCAACTGATGTTTTACCGGTAAGAATATCGAGTGCAGCTTTGTTTGAAGCTGTTTTTGTATTACCTTTACCTGCACTTGGTCCAGATAATGCAGGTGTAGGATCTGTTTTTCCACTCGCTCCTCTGAGCTTTACGCTAGCAGCTTTTGATATATAGCCTGCAATTTCTTTACCCATATCCTCAGACACGGGTGCATCTTTCTTAAATGCATTTTCCATCATCTTTTCAGCAAGTGCAAGACCTTCTCTATCAAGATCACTTGCATCTTTTGCTTGAGCCATTTGATTGCGCATCGCAGTTCTTGCTGCTTTAAATAGTTCTTCCGTCATTATGCTAATGTCCTAAACATATCTCTTGCGACCTTTTGTCTTTCTACTTGACCCTTTTCTTTTGGATTTTCAAATCTATCTTCAAATATGATGCATGCTTCTTCTGGTGTTCTTGCTCTTTTTAAATCATTTAAACGATAGTATGTTTTTGATTCATACAATTCATATACGGTAAAAAGTAATTGTGGATATAATGTATCCCATGGTAAGTTTTTTCTTGCTGCAAATTCTACAAGATTTTGATATCTAAATCCTGCATTTGAACTTGAGTTCCATTGTGCAATACCAAATGATCTTTCAGGTGGAGCAGATGTCGCTTTTGTATCTAAGTCTCCAATACGGTTTGCAAACGATTCTACCCAAAAATTGCCTATAATACCACATGCCTGAGCAGGTGTAAATCCTCCGCCTTCAGGAGTTAAAAAGAAATTAAATGCCTTTTCTACATTTGTAGATCCTACAAGATATTCATCATCTGCATTAATACCTGCCGGTGCAGTAAAGTCATGTGGCGATCCGTATATCTGTCCTTTTTGTGCCTGATCAGGTACAGTACTGTTAACGTCAAGCTCTATTTCTGGTATTCTCTCAAATTTTGGTATCGAACCTAAGACGAGAGGTAACTGAGAATTTTTACCATCTAAAAAAATACCGTATACCTGAGCCTGTGGCTTGATTCCGATATTTGTACCAATACCTGAACTACCTCCTTCAGTAATAGGTGTAGCAACCTGTGCCCATGGTAAATCACCATCAGAAATATCGTCAACATTTTCAGTATGAATACCGAAGATTCTTACTTTTACTCTACCTAATTCAACAGGGTCATTAATATCTTTTACGACGCCGACAAACCAACGAGTTTCATCACCGTAATATTCTTTGTATGTAGTAGGTATCATGCTATTACCTTTAACGGATTATCATCGGTATAGTTAGTTAGCTTTACGCAGTT